CGTCGTCGTCGTCTTCTTCTTGGCTCGCAATCTTCGGCGGCACCTGCGTCACGAGCCGCAGTTGGTGATTTACCTTGCGGCGCGCAACGACGCACAGCCGTTGCACCGCTTTGTCGGCAACGTCGAGCGACTCCAGACTTTTGGCAATGGCCTTGGAGAACTGCTCGAGCGCTTCCGTCAACGAAGTAGGCGCGTCTTCGTTCTCGTCCAGCTCCGCAGGCATCAACAGTTCCTCGACCATGCGATTACCTGCCTTCTCCGACGCGGACGAGCACGTCGATTGCTACTCCAAGACGCGAGATCGATTGATCGATGCGCTCGATGTGACGGGTGGACTTCTCGACGAGCTCCACCATCTGCGTGGTGTGCCTGTCGCGCAGCAAGTCGACGCGTTCGCCGAAGCCGCGCGCTTCTTTTCGCGCAAGCTCCGCTACGGAGATCAGCTCCGCTGCATGCTCTGCTGCAATGCGTGCGCGCTCGGAAGCAAACGCAATCCGCTCCTCGTCGAAAGCCATGCGCATCACTGCGCGCTTCTCTTCGTCTTGCCGCCGGATGATCTCCACTTGGTTGCGCGATTCCAAGAGGCGCTCGTTGAGGCGCTCCATCTGCTTCCATGCAATGCGCGCAATGCCCACGAACGCAAGGACGGTGAGGGCAAAGAGGGCAACGACCACTCCGGCCTTGTCGAGCAAGTTGTTCAAGAACTCCCACACGAAGTGACCTCTCAACCTTCTCAGAGCTGTTCACCGAAGCACATGAGGTTACAGAATGCGAACACACTCGCAATCGACACCGCAGCGCCGGTGTCAGCGCGCCGAATCTCAAACGTCGTGCTGCCAGCTGCTGTCGAGACCGGCCGGAACATGAGCACAGCCACAAGCGTCGGCTCGAAGAAAGGCGCAGGAACGATCGCATACTCGAGGTTCTGAAAGTTATTGTGATAGTTGACTATGAAGTTTGGTGCCGACGCCACGACCGACGCCACGCCGAACGCGTCCCGCCCAGTCAAGGTGACTACGCCAGCATTGATCTCGATCTTCGCCCAGACCTTCATGATGTTCTTGGCGTAGAGTGCGTTCGTGCCAGGATTGGCAAGCGCCGTAGGGTTGCTGCCTAACGCCGTAGGGGAATTGAACAGGAGTCGCCCGTCGCCGATCACTGCGGTTCCTCCGGTGAAGAAAGCGCCTCCGTTGTCAACGTAGCCTTCGCCGATAACGACCGCAGACCAGCTCGTGTCGTCCCAGGTCTCGCCCGCCGCAGCGACGGCGCGGCGCTGCACGAATCGAATCGTCTCCGCTACGCTGACTTGCATGCCTGCGTACATGTAGGAGTACGCCGAGAGGTTCGCGTCCGCGGTGAAAAGGTGCGAGTCGTTGTCGAAGTCCGCGTTGAAGGTGACGAGGTAGCCGCCGTTTGGATGCACGAACCGCCGGACTCTCGCTACGTTCACGCCATCGGTCTCAGCGCTGAGGAACTCCGCGATCTTCACCAGCACGAGCGAGCCCGCGCTACCGGAAGGCGCGCGCACAAGGTCACGGAAGATCGGGTCAGACGATCCCGTCGCCTTCAACGCAGTAGCGTCGATGAAAGCGCCGGCGTCGTCGAGCCGTATCTTGGCCCGCATGGACTTCTCACCAGTGACGATCTCACCGACGCTAATGTGCATGAGATCGTCGAGCGCAAACGCCGTTGAAAGGTTCTCGATCGCGGCCTCTGCCGTGCCAGCACGCACGACTCCGCCGTTGATCACGAACGCGTCCTGTCGCCGATCAGTGATGAAGTTGGCGTTGAGCACCTGGGTCTGGCCGAAGGTGAGCGAGAGGTCGGTGAGCAATATCTGGTCGCCGCGCAACGCCGGGCGCGCTGCCGTGCCGAGCGGCGCCTCTGCGCCTTGCACGACGTTGATCTTGAAGCTCTCCGCCGAGTTGTACTGGAGCGGGACGCCCGCGCCGTCCGTTCGCGGGTCCGCGAGCACACGTTGGAACTCTGCGAAGATACTGATCCATTTCTGGTTGCCGGCCGCGCCGACCGTTGTGCTGTTGCCGTTCTCGTCGACGCTCACATCAACGTCCTGAGTCGGCGTCCAGTGAATGCGTTGCCCGAGCTGGTCGCGGATCTCTGCTGGCCCAGAGATGTCGATCGTGAGGTTCGGCGTGCCTGAGTTTTCGGTCGCCACCGCGTTGGCTTGGATCCCGATGATGCCTTGCGCGAGGTGGGTGTTGAACTCGGTCTGCTCGCACGCGTCGAAGGCCGCGTCGAGTTCGCTCTCGGTGACCTTCTGGCGGAAGAAGAAGTTGTAGCGTTGCATGAAGGTCTCCTATCGTGCTTTCAGTGAAGCGTCCATGTTCCGACGGTGCCCCCGCCCAGTTCGCTCACTCCAAGTTCGAGATGATCAACCGAAGCCGCCGCCGCCGCCGGTTCTGAGATGTCGACGAGGTGAGTATGCGCTGGCTTCATGAAGTCCACGATAGACAAGATCCTCGCTCGCTCCTCATCCGTCAGGTTCACCGGAGAGACTACCACGAAAGAGTAGAGTAGCCGAGATTCGTCTGGCCCGAGGGAAGCCGCGTCGGCCGGCTCTTCGGTCGCTGACGACAGCTCGTCCCCTGGTCCGGAAGGAGGACTCGTGCCGTCCAACGTGGGACCGTCCGCAGCTGCAAGCTCCCATCCTCCGCCGTTGAAGACGTCGATGGTGACGGTCGGGCCGACGAAGAACCTGATGACGTCGATGATCCCCTGGGCCGTGCCCTTCGCCTTGTAGATGCTGACGAGCACCCGCAACAGCCGCCGTTTGTCGGTCTCGTCCAAGGCGGCGAAAGCAAAAGGGTTGCCGAGGTCGAGCAGCATTGCATCAAGGAAATCTTCTGGCGCGAAGTCCGGATCGAGGATGCGCGTCCAGTCGTCGACGCTGTACAACAGCAGATCAAAGACGTCCTGCAAGATGGCGACGAACAAGGCCAGTTCGCCCGTCGTGTCTTCGGTCCTGTTGAGCTGTGGGAGCCATTCGATCAGTTGCGCGTGGCGCCCATCTGGGATCTCAGGCTGGAAGGAGTCGAACACGAAGGCCCCGCCAGACACCGCGTTGCCGAACAGGTCCTCGACGTTGGAAACTGTCAACGCGTAGGGCAGGCCAAAAGAGAGTTCCAAGTCGGTGTAGATGTCGACGGTGACCGAGTCGATGGGGAGCACTTCCATTGGCACGACGTCGACCGCTGGGACCGCGACCCGGGTGAAGAGGTAGTTCGATGGGTTGAGTGCGTCAGCGGCACTTGAAGGGCTCACCTGCAACACGGGCTCGCTGAACGTCACACGCACAACCGAGCGCGTGCGTGCCACGACGTCTGTGACAATCGGCGCCGTCAGGTCTTCCGTCGTGAAAGAGTAGGACTCGTCGAGACCAGAGACGCTTTCTGTCACGCGCACGAGCACGGAAACGTCGGAATCCAGGCCTGAGACAGGCCCGAAGCGGAAGCGTAGCGTGGCTACATCAGGGTTCGCGACGACGCCGGAAAACGCCGGATCGTAGACAGCGCCGTCCCAAGCAAGCACGCCGTCGACCCACACGAGAACAGTCGCTGCGTTTGGAGCCGTGCCGTTGCCACTGTGGATCTCGATCTCGAGCGACGTGCTGACCGGTACTCCTTGTTCGTTGGGCTCTGGAATGCGGTTGATCAGCTGAGTGATCGGGGTGACGTCGGAGCCAGACTTCAACGCGCCCGAGAAGCCGAATGCAGCGGCCGCTGTGCCGCCTGTGACTTGAATGCTCGACGCCGCACCGAACACGTCGGAGGTCAGGCGCACGGCGCCTAACTCATCTGACGCGACCGCGCCCACCAGCGCGCCGTTGATCACGTTCACGGCCTCGGCAGCGGTCGTCGCTGCGATGTCGTCGAAGTCCACCGAGAGAAAAGCGACTGACTGCGCTGCGCCTCCATCGACCGCGACGAGAAGCGTTTGTCCATCAGCCAACGCGAACGCTTCCACCAGCGTCGAGATGTCCGTGCCTTGGGTGGCGTCGCCGATGTCCTCCCTGGCCAGGTCGAGCTGAACGCTGGGGAGCATCACTTCGAGGTCGTCAGCCATCAGGCAAGCACCAGTGCGAGTCGGAAGGCGATCGTGTCCGGTGGTGCGCTGGTAGCAAGGCTGACTGCGATGTCGCGCAGGATCAGGTCGCGCTGTTCTGCCGCCAACCTGCGCGAGTAGAACTTGCTTCCGTTCAAGGTGGCGCTGAACTCCCACACGACGGCCGGCGAGGTCGGGAGCGTCTCAGGGAGCAACACGTCAACGTCCACGCGGAACAGTTTCGCGTTGGAGTCCGGCGTGCCGATCACCTGAGAGACTTCATGGTAGTCGCCTACGTCGAAGCGCCCTCCTTCTCTCGATGCGTGGCCCAACTCGTAAACGTAGGAACCGCCAGGCGCGCCGGGCTTCGGCATGCGCCCTTGCTCTACGCCGAGGTGTCGCTCGAACGCGCTCAAGTCGCCGACCGTGATCGGCAGCCTGTGGGCGCGTGAATCGAGGACTACAAGCAAGGTCACTGGTCATCTCATTCGTAGAAAACGTCGAACAGCCCGATGTTTCCAGCACTTGCAAAGACTGCAGGTTCTGTGGAAACCCCGACCTGAATGCCTGCCGCCGTGGCGAGCCCTTCGGGGACTTCGATCTCGATGGAGTGGAAGCCGTTGACGGAAGGGTCGTGGCCCTTCCGTAACAAAGGCACCGTGCCAGCGATCGGCGCCGTCGCGCTGTCGAAGACTTGAAGGAAGAGTGGCACACCCGGAACAGTCCCGAAGGTGAGCCTCGCACGGTAGAAGACTCCAGGCAGGTTCTTCACGACGTGCGACGCTTCCAATGCAGCGCCAGTCGAGACGAGCGTCCCTGTCTTCGGCTTCACCACGAGCGGAGACGCTTCGATGCCCACATGCTCGCCCGCGTTGCCAATGAGAGCCGCGCCAGGGACGGCCACCGGTCCATCGTCGAGCGTCCTGATCTGGTTTCCGCTCGCGTCCGTTGCGCGCAGGATCGTTGCCGGTGTCAAAGCCATGCTGCCTCCTAGACCTGTCGCGCGATTTCGAGATGATCGAAGAACGCCCTGCGCGTCACGTCTTCGACTCTGAAGGCCATCCCAGCCCTGCCAGAAGTGAACGGAGCCGAACCCGTGTTGACGCTCAGAGCGTCGTCAATGAAGCCGTCGATGGTGGGCGACCAGGGCCCTTCCATCCCACTCACCTGCGCCCATACAGGTGCGGTCACCGGGTTCGTGTTGAGGTCGTTCTTGAAGACCTGCAACAGCACGTCTCCCGTGCCTTGAACGATCATGTCGAGCCGCAGATGCAGCCAGGTGTCTTCCTCGAACGATTCACTGCTCCTCATCAGGATGTTGGGGGAGCTCGCAGGATCAGGCGCGAGGTCAGGCAGCCCGCTCGCGATCGAGCCCTTGCGCAACACGATGTGATGCGGATCCGCGTCGCCGAGCCCAAGAAGATACCCAAGGTCAGTCACCGAAGGCCCTTGCAGTCCGATGAAGAAAAAGGGCGCAAAGCCTGTCTTGCCTCCGCCAGGCGCTCGCTTGATGGCACCGCGCACGGAGCCGCCGAGCGCCATGGGAGCGAAGTCGACTTGGTTGTTGTGGAGCGCCACAGCGCCATCGACGATCGCGAGCGAGTGGAAACCGAAGACGAAGTTCCCTCCCCCGTTCGGCTTGGCCACGCCGGACGTTACGCCGCGAGCGACCGAAGGAGCGCCGAGCGAATTAGTGAGCGTCGACCATTCTGCTTGAGCCATGGAATCTCCTACACGCCGAGAAGTTCATCGACCCACCACGAAGCCGGATCATGCCGGACGAAGTGAGTCCCGAAGCCATTGTCTACTATGGTTTCTGCGGCGCCACCAAGCACCGCTCGAATCTGGAAG